CCTTGACATGATCGGCGCTGGTCAAAATGACTGAATTTATTTTCAAAGAGCTTGAGCATGAGTATTGGGTTGATGGAGTTCGGTGGCCTTCGGTCACTGAGTTTCTGTCACCGCTGAATGATTTTTCTAAGATCAACCCGGCTGTGCTAAAGAAAAAAGCAAAATTTGGAAAACAGATCCATAAAATTGTTGAGCTTGAAGCCCTGGGCGTGTTGGATGAAAGCAGCATATCACCTTTTCAGCTCATATATTTAGGGCATATCCGGCAATGGTGTGCTGATTATAATATTGATATTCACAACGCAATCGCGGAATTTCCGCAATATCACAGCCCGTTGAAATTTGCCGGGACGCCCGACCTTATCTTTCCAAATCCATTACTTGTGGAGGTAAAGACAAGGCCGTTTAAGGCAGTAATTGACGGTTTACAATTAGCTGGGCAGGAGCTTTTATGCCGTGAAAATCACGGGTTTTCAAGACCGGCAGAACAACGGGTTTTATCATTAAGCGAAGCCGGGTATAAGTACCCGCTTGTAGCAACCCCGGCAGAAAGAAAAGAAAACATCAACCGTTTTATCTGGTTGACGAAGAAGTGGTGGGCTGAAGGTGGGGAATATTCCCCAGAAACAATCGCACAAATGAGAACATGGAAGGCGTAAAGATTATGGAAGATCAAATTGACCCTAAAGAATTGGCAGTGATGGAAACACGAACCTCAACCCTTGAGGCGGCTATTGACGCACTTCAGGTGTATGATGCTGACAGTTATGCTGTAGCAGGAACCATGCTTTCTGAAATCAATGAAAACATCCGGTTCGTCCAGGGCAAAATGGCCCCGATTGTTTCGGCGGCACACATCGCCCACAAGGAAGCAAAAAAACTGGAGAATGATTCAGTCAACCCTGCAAAGGCTTTGAAGCTGAAAATCAATGTCAAGATAAGCGACTACCTGGTTGAACAAGCCCGGCTCAGGCGTGAAGCTGAACGCCTTTTGCAGGTTGCAGCCGAAGCCGAAGCAAAGATTGAACGTGAGCGCATTGAAGCCGAAGCCGAAAAGGTGCTTGATGCAGGCAATACAGAACAGGCAGAAGAACTGCTGGTTGAAGCCGAAACCGTTGCGCCGGAGCCTGTTTTTGTTGCAAAGACGGTTGAAAAGAAAGTTGATGTCGGCAGCGGTTCAATGAATGAAATTGTCGGCCTTGAAGTGATCCTGCCTGAAAGTATTGATGATATCCGTTCAGCTTGCTATGCAATTTCTCAAGGCTATTTGCCGGTTGACTCAGTGACATTTAAAACTGCAATCCTGAAATCACATGCCAAAAATAACCGGCTCACAGGCAAGCATCACGGCGTTACTTTCAAGGAAACTCGGAAGGCCAGTATTCGGCGGGATGTATAAATTGATAACTACTGATTGCGATAGTTGTGCAAAACGTGAAGGTTGCCCAGCGCATCCAGTTAAATAAACCAGTTACAGGAAGGATTAAAAGATAATGGCATACGAAGAGCGTGAAGGAAGTGGTTCACTATTCAAAAACGATTACAAGGAAAACGAGAATCAACCGGATTGGAAAGGCAAGATAATGATCGGCGGTAATCTTGTGAAGCTGTCGGCATGGGAAAAGGGATATGGCTCAGAAGGTAAAATAAGGATGTCGCTTGCAGTTGACACGTTTGAGCCTAAACCTAAAGACGGTTTTGCACAAGCGCATCAAGCTATTGATGACAATGCAATACAGAAAGATGTACCAGACCCAAGCGTACCGTTTTAACTAGCCTACATCCCCCGTCCGCTGCTGAGGAATTGTCCGACAGTGGCACATTGTAGGGGCGGGGGTATTTTATCAACATATATATTGACTTTATGCTATAAATGACAACAAATATATTGACAGGAGGAAGTATGGCAAACAAAAAACAAATAGATCAGCTGGAATCACTTCTTGATTGGGAGCGTGAAGACGGGAGGCTGCCAGAAAAAATAGATCTTTTCAATAGACAGATTTCTCCGTCTTTGATATTGCGTGAAGTTAGTAGTAAAGCGTGGGAGCTTGAAGTTTTTGAACTAGCTGGCGATGTTAGAAAGCGACAGTGCCTTTTAATCAAACACACAACTCTCATTAATCTTGGGCTTACAATCTTAGATGCTGTAAAAAAAACAGAAGAACGATATCTCAAAACAGGTAAATAGGAGACAAAATGAAATTACCATATTTTTTCACATCACGCAGTAAACTGACTGCACGTATTGCAGAGCTTGAAGATAAAGCTGTAACGTACAGACGCACCATCGGCGGTTATGAAGGTGCATATAAACGCTTCATAAACAATCTTGCACCGCATTGTAAAGACTGCCAGCATATTGCAAATAGCAGGGAGGTGGCGGAATGAAAAAATATAAAGCAATAAGAAATTCCGTTTATGATTCTGATACTGGGAAACAAATATTGGTTTTAGTGGTGTCAAACTGTTCTCATAAGTTTGCAAGGACAGCAACAAAAGAGCTTGTAAATAAACTAAACAGCATTGAGCGCGGGAAGGAAGGAACAAAATGAGTTGGCTAACAAACATGATCGAGAAACCAGCGTTTACCAATTCCAAAGACTTTGAGTATCAAGTCCGGCGCAATTGCTTGATACCTGAAGCAGAGGAAATAGCTGATGACTTCTGCGGTGTTGAGCCACCGAATACTGACGTTGTAGATTACTTGAAATATACAAATAAACATCAGCGGAAGTATTACCGAACAATGGACATGCTCTGGAACCAGGCTTATCCAAATGAGGGGGTGCGGATATGAAAAAGCAAATATTCTTTCTACATGTTGGTATACTATCAATTGTGGCGGTATTGGCGTTCCTTGTTAATCGTGATTATACCGCCGAAATTGCCAATCTCAGACAATCAAATCTCACTCTAAAAACTAGAGCGGGCGTAAACCAGAAGTACGCAAACGCCGTTGAGAAAGAGTTAATACAAGCATGGATGGATGTATGCTTGTTCAAGACTGACGCTGATATGTCAGACGATTACGACAAGCGATACATGGAGTGCAAGTGTATTGTGGTTGACGATATGAATAAACTTGTGGAGGGATTATGAGCATTAACAGACTTATAGAAAACGGTTGTGCAATGGCTATGAAAGTGGTGTCAACAGGAGATAAGAACGACCTGCTAGAAGCCATTGAAATGCTAGAAGAAGCGCATCATAAAATGCGTATGGCTGAGATTGCCAAATGTTTGGCAACCTAAAATGCCTAGTAAAGAAAGGCGTGATAGATATATTGCTAAAGGCATGTGTGCTCAGTGCGGTAAACATACACCGTCTGATGGGCGCACTAAATGCGGGATATGTCTATATAAAAATTGCATTACAAGTAGAAAATACTATGAAAACCACACTGAGGAAAAATTACTTAAAGCCAGAAAAGACATAATAAAATACAGGCTAAATGGTTGTTGTATATCATGTGGTAATAAGCTACATATGGAAGCAGACGCAGGCTATATGACCTGCATAAACTGTAGGGCAAGGGGGTGATATGAATTTTTAACTCAACACATCTCAGCAAATACAAACGTATTTTTTGGTGGTGATAAACATGGTGGAAGTCGTGCAAGCTACAAAAACGGGTTTTATTCAATGCGTGATGCTATACTCAGTGAATATGATGGTGTGTCACCACAAAACAATTGGTATATGGACATGGGTGATATAGTAGAAGCAATCACGCTTAATGATCCTAGATACGACCCCGAATCACACAAGAACTATTCTCCCGTAGAACAGATTGGCGAAGCCGTTGAAGATTATATGCCAATATCAAAAAAGATAATTGGTATCCTTGACGGTAATCATCCTCTGAAGTTATGGCGGGTTGTTCCAGGATTAACAAAACACATTTGTAAACTGCTTGATTGTCCGTTTGGTGACTACTCTGCAAAGATAGCATTTAAAGATATGTACGACAATTATCTTTTTAAGATTTTCACAACTCATGGTAGAAAATCAATAAATTCCAACCTCCCAGACCCCGCACAACGTTGGGCAGCCATGCAGCGTGGTTTAAAAAATGCGTTGCGTAGACTTGCAGATGATTGTATAGTGATGGTACAGGGTCACAGCCATCAACTTGTTCACGTTGAACCGCATAGAGATTTGTTCCTATACGATGATAGTGGAAGTTTGAAACAAGGTTATTTAGTGCCAACTATAGGAGCTAATTATATTTCACCTGATTTGCGGTGGTACATTAATAGCGGTTCATTCTTTAAAACTCAAATGGAAGGTTTCTCAACCTATGCAGAACAGGCACAATATGCACCGTCAGTAATGGGATATTATGTGTTGAAAATAAGAGATTTTGAACCAGTTGGCGTTGACAGAATCACAGTATAAAGCATCAAATATCGTACACTAACACCAATTTAGTAGGTTAATGCGTTAAATATTACACATAGGGGGATGTTATGAAAGAACAGATATTAATGGCGGTTGACGAACTTGTTTCTAGCTTTTCATACTATGATCGTAAAGAAGATGAAGATTTATTGCGTGGAGACATTGAAGGTGCTGTGTTTCGTGGAGAAATAACAGTTGACGAAATCGTTGATAAATTTAGAGCTTCATTAATGGCGGGTCTCCAGTGAATAAACCACCTTGACAAGTGCGGTAATATCTGGTAATATTACTGCCTTCCTAATGTGTGGTTGACGTGTAAGTGTTAGCCGTTTAAGTGTTGGGGCGTACAGGTGAAGAGAGCTAGTACCCGAATGGCGCAAGTCGAAGCGTGGTAGACCTCCCAACAGGTATCTGCCAAAGCAGGTTCGAATCCTGCCAACCACACACCCTTTTAAACCATTTTACCAGAGGTATTATCACTATGACAGCGGAACAAGTATGGAATTTTTGCGAGTTAAACCCGCACATTGAGTGCAAAGACAGCCCTGAAACTGAGCATTTAACATTTAGAAACAATCGCCTTGATTGGTACATTAACGATGAAAATAGGCGTACTTGGATTGATTATGCTAAACTTGATACAATTAAGGATGTTGAAGAGCTTGTTTTTGAAATAAACCGTGGTCTTGAGCTTGATTGCATAACCCGCATTACCGGATATTTCAGCAAGAAATCACAATGGAATCCAGGTAAAATTGCAGAGTTAAGAGATCGTAAAAAGCATGATGTAGTATTAAGCGATTGTAATTCAGCATGCCCCGTTGCACAAGCGGTGGGGTAACTAGAAGGGGGATGTTATGACAGCATCAGAAGAAACAAAAGTAGCACAAATGCAGGATGATTATGAAATCCGCATCACCGAACTTGAAGCAGAGCTGGCAAACAGCGTGCCAGTGGAGAAAGTGCAGGGTGCCCTTGATTGTATTATTAAATATGGCGGGTTTGATGGTGCGCACCATAAAGACTGGGTTCTTGACCAAGTTGTTAGAACCTTAATAGACGATGAAATTAAATATAATGAGTGGGTTGCGCTTGCCAAGTCAGGTGAAGAGGGTGAAAACACTTATGATTATAGTGAGGGCATAGCACCATAAAACAAAATTGCCCGTTGTTGAACATTAAAAGGAGAGTACAATGATTGAGAATCCGAAGGTTGGTATGAAGGTGGTGGTTAGTGGCCATTCCATAATCGTAGAAGAAGGTGATGTTGGTACTGTGGAAAGCTACGATGGAGGTTCAACTGTTAAAGTTAAAATGGACAAAGATAATGATATTTGGAGTTTTTCCCGCAAGAGTTTAACCGAAATCAAGGAGTAAAATATGTATTTAGACGAAGCACTGAAAGCTGTGAGAGAGGATGAAAACATTGAAATGTCCTGGGGGTGTAAAGCGCGCTGGTATGCACACAAAGAATATGACGAAAGCATGCCGCTTAAAGACCTTCTTGAGAAGACCTTTTCTGTTAGACGCAGAAAACCACCCGTAATGGAACTCACAGTAGCCGACATTGAAGAAAGGTACGGCTGCAAAGTCAAGATTGTTAAATAGTCGATAACCCAAACGTGGAGGCATACTCAAAGTATTTACAACCAATTCAACTGTGCAGGGCGGGTGTTTTACAAGACTCACCCGCCCAACTTTAAAAGGGGATCAAATGAATAAAGCATTAGACCGTGAATAAAAACCCCCTCAGTAGATGGGGATACTGAGAGGGCGCACCGCTTGTAAAAGAGCGGTGTTTTACTTTATGTGCTTGTGCAAAAAATGCACATACTGAGCAATAACCCCATCTCATGGTGCATACAGGATAGGTCTGCGATTCTTGGGGTCTGCTGCTCTCTTAGCTAAACGATTGACTGCAAACACCACATACCATGCCCGTATACTGCTCATGCCGTCAGCACGGCACATAGAGCCTAATATGCTATTTACTTTCTTGAAATAGTTAAGGCTTAATTTACCTTCACGGAATAGCTGAAAAAATCCATCATGTACCAAAGATGGGCGCATGAAATTCCTCGTATTTATTGCACCACTTGCGCCATCCCATGCGTAGCCTGCTTTAAAGTGGAACATTCCGTTCTTCTCAAGCATTAAAAAACCGCCTGAAGAAACTATATCTTTAGACAGCCTGATAGGTGTTTGTACAGAGTACGGCCTTCTGAGCCAGTTGTCATACCCTTTTGAGTAGTATATCCGGTCAATCATGGCATAACCACAGATTTAACGATTGCAGATAGCGTATCAGACAGTAATTGCGTCTGCACCGCGCTTGATTTCTTGTCAATCTTAACCACAGTTCCATCCGGGGCGGTCACTGAAAGACCCTCAAGGTTCTGATCTTCAAACAATCGCTTGGAAGTAATCTCAACGGGGCCATATTTTATCTTGACAACTGAGCAGGAACATGCAAGGCAAGCTATGAATAAAAGAACGATGGCTGATTTCATTCGACACCCCCTAATCGTTTGTTAATATGTACAATCTCATTTTGAACCACGGCGAGCTGTGAGGTACTTTTAGTTATTCCTGCTCTAATAAACCCAATGTCAGTACCAATTGAACCAAACATATAAAGTCCGATTGTCAAGACTGCCAACATGCCACCACCAAACACCCACTTGAAATTTCTCATACTTGTCTCCAAACTTGCAATGGCTATAGTTCTAGTTTCATGTTCAGTGCAATGATCTTTCATATCAGGTTCCATGTTGAAGCCATTAAAATATTAGCGGTTTAACCTATCCACCTTGACATTACATGTCGTGAATCAAAATGTGTAAATGTTTTGTAGCTTCCAATTCCATATGTATCTGGGTACTCATCTGCAAGAAACATATAAACCTGTTCGGGTGTTTTTCCCTTAACCACAATATCAGCGGCCCTTGCTTTAACATGTTGAGATGTGTCTTTGCTGCCAATCTTTCTATTATACTTCAAACACCTACATGCTGAATTAATATAAACTGGAGCGTTGGCCCAAGCCCGAACCACTTCAAGGACTTCAAGTGTTTCAAAGTCAACGGTATCAAATCCGCAACCGCATCTGCATTCAAATTCTGACCGGCTGAAATGTTTCTGTCGTAGGGTCATGGTGCAACCTTTAATTGTCAATCCACAAAGTTTCCTGCCAATATGTTCCGTCAAATTTAAGCATTAAAACATCGTCAGCGGTAAACACTCTTGACGTATCGCCGAGCTGAACATTTGACCCGCTTAAAGTGCCTTCATCTTGAATTGCAAAAGTGTCACTATCATCTTCGCCAAGAACGGTCATTTCCTGCCCGACAAAACTTCCGTCTGCGATAGTTGGGGTTGCTGTTCCGACAAGCGCACCACCGCCACTCGTGCTTTCGATCTGCATGACCGTATTTACGGGGATATCATCACCGACAGCAAGGTCAATTTTATAATATGAATGTGTACCAAGGTTATTATCGAAAAGGATATTCTCACCTTGAAAATAAAAAACGCCACTTCCACTCGTGTACCCTGTTGCAATATTGTCAGTAATAATCAGATTTGAAGAGTTTGTGTGCGCCCAGATTGCGTACCTTAGTGATGGAGCGCCGATGAAAGTATTATGTGAAATGAGCGCATTATCAATATTAGTGCAATCAATAAAGGCAGCACCGGGGTCAGTTGCGTTAAGATAATAAAATTTATTCCCGATGATTATGCTGTTGTCAGCGTTCGACATTGATAGCGGATAATTAAAAACATTATTTATAACGTTCGTTTCAGCCGAAACTATAACAGCCCTGTTGGTAGACCCGCCATCATCAACCAGAAACACTGTTGAGTTTTTTATTTCCGATATGGCATTAACGCCTTCGTGATTACCATCCGTAAGCGTTATACCGTCAACAGTAATATTTGTGGTGGTTGTTGACGCAGCGTGTTTATCAATAGCACCGTACGTCTCATCGGTGGTATTCACATTGTCAATCGTACCACCTTTGATTGTCAGCGTATCAACATCGTACATCAAGATAGCGCTGCCGTAAGCATTGCTAATTACATTGTCAACAGCAGACACACGTTGACCGGAAAGTCGCATTGCATTGCCCGGCAATACTGCCTCAGAAGTTGCCGCATAGATTACATCTTTTATAACATTCCCTGAAATCACAATTTCTGACGCATAGGCATAGTTTGCCCCTGCTGCTGTAATCTCAACGGCTGTATGCACCGTGTCTATTGTGTTATTTGAGATTGATACGTTTTTGAAATTGTATGCTTGGGATGATTGCTTTGCAATTCCGACATCACAAGTAGAGATAGTATTCCCAGCGATTGACACGTTTTCAATCTCGCCGTTTCCAGTGAAAAGAAGTATGCCAATGAAAGCGTTTTCTATGGTGCTGCCGGAAACGGTTATGTTGTATGATCCCAAATTGAGATCGGTATCTTGCATTTCAATAGATATTCCCGCACCGCCTTTTTTAGCGTCATCCGATGAAAATAAACGGCAGCCAGAAACAACAACGTTTTCGCATCCGTTCATTATATTTATTCCTGCGTTTGTCGAACCGGACGCACTGCTGAATAAATTATTTCTTGCCACACAATTATCAAAAAGCACATCGTGACAGTTATCAACGATCATGTATTCATCGCCACAACTATCAACCATAACACTGTCGTACGTCACACGATTAGCATACGTTATCCTAAACCCGTGGGTTTCTTCACCTCCTGCTATTTCATGCGTGTCGGGGTCATCATCAGCAACCCCAAAGTCAACGATTGCAATATCATGCAACCATTGGGCATCCGCCGTAGCAGGATACGTTGTGGTGTGTATTTGCAGGGCATACACAACACTTGAAGCATGCATTGCGTTATCACCTGTCCACAACAGCCTTGAAGCATTCCCGCCGTCTCCGGTAATTGTCAGACCACCAAAACCATCGGGAAAGCTGTAGCTAATCCCACCGGGGGTATCCGCTTGTGCCGGATTGATAAGCGCATAATCTCCCGTTGGAAAATACAAAGTTGTCTTTGCGTCATTGTCAGCAGTCCACCGAGCCGCAGCAAAGTCAAGCCCTGAAATTATGGCGGCATTATCGCCCGTTACACCGTCACCTTTTGCGCCAAAATCTTTAATATTATAAGTGGAGTCGTGTGAAAGCGTACCGAAAGTAGCTTTGCCATCAAGTTCGGCATAAGAACCACCATTATTCACGCCCCAAGGATTCCACCCGAACGCATGTGCTTGAGCGCACATCCCGAAAATAAATATTACCACCATCACTAAAATCTTTTTCATCACTACCTCCATCTTGTTAGTGTTTATCGCTCTTTATGGTTATCTCGTATTAACAGCTTAAACCATGCAGAAAAACCATCGTCATCTTTAAACTGCTCATACCCTGCATCAATATCTTTTATTGCTTTGACCGCAGGTATACCCCTAAGTGAAAGAGCTAGGTCGGCAAGTGCAATTGCTGCACCCATTGCGTCATTGTCACCAGAAAAGAAATCAGATATTTTATTCATGTTGTTTTCAAACGCATCTGGTAATGCACCAAGCGGTACTCCAAAAGCAGAGAATCCTTTGTAGTCATCATCATACGCATACCGAGCTGTGTTGGTTAATGCTACTGCAAGTTGTCTATATATTGGATAACCAATAACTTGATACAGTAATAAGTCCCATGCCATATCTTCTAAGTCTGGTTCATCACCACGCCCTAAAGTAAAGAGCAAGTTCATAAGTATTGGTGGTAATACCCGTTCGATAAGAACCTGAGATAAAACTTTTTTGATTGGGATTAAACCCTCGACTGCCCCCCTGTTATAAACACGGTTTCTGTTTTCAAACTTAGCCACTGCCGTTGTGAAAAATGTAAGCATACGAGATAATGATCTGCGGTCTAACTGCATCTTAGACATATCCATCGCACGACTAATAGGCTGCGTGTCAATCAGTACTTTTTCAGTTTCTCTCAACGACTTCACACCGGGGCCATACTTTCTATCCATCAATATTTTTGTGCCATAGTATGCTGGCAACACGGCCATAGTATCAAACGCTCTAATATACATAAATATAACTGCATCTTTAACCCTGCCAGGTACTCCGTCCCATTTACTTTGTGCTGTCAACTTCCTGCGTTGCTTTTTAACCTCACGGTCTATACTGTTATCTCCAAACCGCTGCTGCATTGCAGGGCTTTCTTTCATCATGTCGTTCCATGCACTGATTGGGTTTCTAAAAACCCTCATAGCTCCACGATGCCATGATCCGTTTTCTTGATATATATGTGGAATAGAAAAACCCTGTTTAATACCAACACCACGATTGAGACCAAGGATAAGACTGGATGCTGTTCTTCCCATATAACTAAACATTTCATTCGCAGCCGATATGTTCCCATCCTGCCCAGGGTTTGCTACGCTTGCCAAAACATCACGCATTGTAGGCAACCATTCCTTGCCAACTTTTCTCTCAATAACATCCGCAACTTCTTGGTTCTGCATTATCCTTGATATGTCACGGATTGTTTCTGCAAATGCGATGTACTGCATGTTATAGTCAAACTGTTTTGCTATCCCAGACATATCAAGTCTGATCTGCATTCCCCCGGCACTCGCAGCCCTTTGGTGTGTGGCACGTGCGTTTACTGAAGCACGCTTAAAAGCTGCGCCTGTAGTTTCCTTGAGTAATTGTTTATCATCAATCTCTTTTGCTTTAACGCTTGAAGCGTCATAACTAGCTGGCACATAACCACCAGTCATCGCCTTACCTGACGATGTTACAAACTTCCTATGCTCAATTGTAACCGGCTCTACGCCGTGTATTCTCTCACTTGTAGCAAAAAACTCAGGTCGCATCTCCTCGAAAATATCCCATATTTCCTGAACAGCATCCCACTCTGAATCGTCAAGCAAAGATACAATTTGATTTAACTGTGCGTCTGTCCAGCCATACCCTTCTTTTAATCTTTGTAGGTTTGATTCATTACCAATGTTAAGCGCAACAGCAATCACTGCCTGCCAACCCCAATCTCTTCCATCTTTCTTCATTGCCTCTGTGGCGGGTACGCCAACAAGTTTGTTTAAATTCTGCGGTAATTGTTTTTGATCCATTCCCCGCTTAAACAGTTTTTGAAAAGCATCCCTTACTTTTGGTTCGTAATATGTGTTTAACTGTGTGCGTTTTGCATATGCTTTTTCAAGATTGTCTCTAAGATACATCTCAAACGGCCCTGCTTCTCCGTTTCTATAATATGAGAACCCGTCAAGTATTCTGATCATCGCCCACAACTGAAATGTGTCCGCATGGTGATTCCGTGCCTTGTCTTGTATCCACCGCAGGGCAGGCTTAACGTCCATTCCGAAGAATTTTTCCCCATGCCTTTTCCATACCGGCCTGTCTGATAACTGCTCTGTTGCTGTTATTAGTTCTGGTACGGTCTCACCCATTGTTTTTCCAAGGCTTGTGAGTTTTGGGTTGATAATGTCACGCCCTTTTTTCATCAGAGTTTTAACCAAAACACTAAGCTCTTTTAGGCTGTCCGCTGTAAGGTCTTTATAGCTTATATCTTCACCGCCGCTTGTAAGTATCGGATCGAAACCAAAATCATCTGGCCCCATATCACCGGACTCAAAAAAAGCGTTGCGGATACCGTCAGTGGTGTCAACCAAAAGTGTGTTAATATCCTCGACATGCTTGAGTACAGGTGCAAAAGAAGGCCCAAGCTCAACAAGTCCAAACCTCCGCAGTAGGTTTAATGTTGTGCCAAGATATGCCGGTTCAACCTTCAACGGTGATGCTTTCTTTAAGCGTTTGGCGTTTCGCTCAATCTTTGCAACCTGCTTTTCTATACGTCTGGACTCTTTTGCAAATTCAAAGTTAAGGCGCATCTGTTCGTTGGCTTGTTGTGCAGCAGCCATATCGCCTTTTTTGATTGCTTTCTTTTCAGCCTGTGCAGCCTTCTTCATAGCACCTATAAATAAATCAGCTCTCAGTGCATCACGCAATGGCATATCCCGCATAATATTTTGGGCATACTTCTTAAATGCACTCCGGGCAAGTACGGTTTTTGTTGCCGTACCACCCTTCTTCTTTGCAAGTTGAGCGTCAAGTTTAGCGTCTTCGCCCATCATACCGCTTGTGTAATTTCCAACCACACCGAGGTATTCAGCGAACTCATCAGTCTCAAAAATGAAATCAGACGGGTTTAGGCTTTCTTGAAGCTCGGTCTTTTTGTTTGCGATATAATCACGTATCTCTTGCTTGCGATTAACATAGCCCTCAAGAGCGTCAAACATTTGCTCTACTGTTTCAAAGCCATAATATGCAGCAGCTTCTTCGGGGTGCAATCCTCTTTTTTCTGGATTCCTTACACCGCTATCTTTCAGTGCTGTTATTTCACCATCAATCTCAGCTATTGCACTATTCTCTCTTGCTGCATCTTCTTCTATATTTTTAACTGCGGCATCAAGCATCATCAATTCATCAACGTACGCTTGTGGGCTTTCATAACCGTTTTCCATCGCAGCTATGTCAAGTGCTGAAGCTGTAACTTTTTTGGTTTTGAAATGTGCAGGAAGGTCACGCAGCTCATTATTTTTAAATGAAGGCGTTATTTGGATACTGTTTAAATGCGGTTTTCTTGCTTCAACAACAGGTTTAAGAGACTCATTTGTTGCTGCCAACAGTTCCGCATGTATGGCTTTTTGTTCAAGCAATTCCTCTATTCTGACTTCATTAATATCTGTGCTGCCCCTAAAGATACGCTTTAAGCCTTCAGGCATCCTGTCAATTACGCCCTGCCCCCAAACATCAACAACCTCTCTGCGGTCAATACCATCTTTGTTTCTAAGGTTTTCAACTATCCCGTGCATTGGATTATCGGCGGCTTGCTTCTCAGCCTCTTCATTCCACTGCGGTCTTTTAGCTTTAATCTCACGCCGTATCGCTGCGCCCATCTTGCGCTCGGCTTCTTCTTGTGCATCATCGTGCAGGCGATACAGATAGTCCTTATCTTCAGGCAGTATGCCAAGAGCGTTCATCTGAGACTCGCTCATCATTGCAAGCCCGGCATCGGCGGTGGCATCGTCTATTTTTGCCTCAACCGTGAGCATCCGGTCAAATACTTCACGAATCTCAGGGGTCAGTTTTACGTTGAGATTACTAACGTGCGAGTAGACTTTTTTCATCCAACGTGCAAACCGTTTAAATGCAGGGATAAGCTCAGCAGTAGGTGCCTTGCCTTCCATCAGATACGCTTCAAAGCCTCTTGCAAATTGCTCCTGCTGTTCGGTTCCGATCTGGTCGATTGATTCAACTTTAAGCCAACTAAGCACAGTACCGAGTTCGTTCTGTAAAGACTCATCAGCTACACCAGACTGCACCATTGCGGTCATTTCATTCAGGAACACATGACCGAGTTCGTGAAACGGAGTAGACTCGTCTGCTTTCTCAAACAGGCTGATAAGGTATTGGTCGTTGGAAATTTGGACGGAGCCTTTTGCTTCTTGAAACAGTGATTGCCCCTGCTCCAGGACATCGGCTTTCATCGAGTCGGTTACAGGGAATGCGTGGACGACATCTTTGTCTTCGGTAACTTCTTCAAGAAAACCTATTGCCTGATTAGCAAATTCTTCATCCTTGTAACGTGTACCATCTTCGCCAAAAGACTCTTCTTCCTCGTCCCAATATTCGCCTTGGTCATTCTTTAGAACGTAATCACCGTCAAGCGTTTTGTAGGGGAAAACATTTGGCTTGCCAATACTCCCCTTCCCAACCTTACTGCCCCACTTCTTCAGATACTTCTTGAGGAAGCCGGGGAGCTTCTTGTCGTAGAAGGACTTCATGCCCTCGCCGCCAACTTGGAGGTCAACGCCTTCAAACTTTTTCCACTCACGGTAGGTGTGATCTTTATCAACCACATGGCCTTCATCAGCTTGTATCTTTTTCGCCATCTCCTTCCCGACAAGAATCTCCACCCGGTCAAGCTCAACCTCGTCCTCGTGAAAAACCTCACTGCCGTCTTTGCCATAGGCAATTATTTCATACTTCAGAACTTCGCCCGTTTCTTCATCCGTGATGTTTTCATAGTGGATACTGTCAAGCTGCTTACTCAGATCATACCGATCAGCCTGCTGCTGCCCTGTCGTGAAGCCAATGCTCTCAGCACCGTTCTCAACGGCATATCGGATCGCTTTCTTCATTGCGAGTTCGTGCCAGTTGTCTTTAAATGGGAAGGGGGGGACAGGAGATGCTACCGTGCCTCTCGCCTCGTCATTAAGATCGTTTATTGCTGAAGATATTGCAGAATCTTTATTATATGATACAGAAGAAAAAGGTTCTCCAGCGGCATCTACAACCCAATATCTAGTTATGTTAGCATCGCCATCTTCTTTTTTCTCCTTTACCGTGTACCCTTCTGGAAGTTCGGTGTACGCAGGAGCATCACCAACAAACCCCTCCTTCTTGCCCTGCTGCCCCCAATCGCTCTGGATCTCCTCGATGAAGAACATGCGCTTACCGTTGGAGTCGGTACGCCAGTTGCCTCGAAACCATGCCATGATGTTGGGCGTGTCGGTGAAGTGGGGGCCGGTGTAGGCAGTTTTGTCTCTTTTTATGCTCTGTATTCCACTATCAGAATAGGAATCTTTTGCCTCTGCCAAAGCGGATTCTTTTGTTTTGTGTAACGCGTCAGAAAGTCCAAAGGTAGAATCGACTTGAAAAGTGCCATCATCATTCTTTAAAATGCTGTAATCTGTAGACTTACCATTTGCAAGAATATCAAGACCGAACTTGTCTTCATTGGCGAAAGTTACTTTTATTTTAACCGGCAAAGTCAGCAGCACCTCGACAGGTTTCTCTCCACCGGGGAGTTGGTAGGCTGTGTATTGGGTTCCACCTTCATCAGCTTGGGGATTTGACAACCTATCATACTCTTCGATAAGAGGTTTAAGTTCGGTGTCTACCGCTACAGCATCATATTCAACGGTCTCACCCTCTTCATCGGAAAAATATACGCTCCCATCCATATCACGTTCTATTACAATGCCTTTCTGTTTAAAGGCATCCTCAATCTCTTCCATGCGAACATCTGGCGAAGTACCCTGCTGCTGAATACCACCGCCCAGAACCTTCTCTTCAACCACAATGCTATTCTCAGCCAGATAACCTTTGAAGGCTTGCGGGTCAATCTTGCCCTTGACTGCGTTATCTTTAAGCCACTGTTCAACACCCATCTCGGCAATCTCAACAGGCTTCACGCCTTGCTTGATGAGCCAGTTTGGTATCGCCTGTGCTTTGGTTGGCATACCTTCTTTATCGACAACAGTCTGAAGTGTAGAAAAGAATGTTGGTGCGGTCTGTGTAGGTGCGGATTGAAAAAGTATATTCGGATTGCTACCGTCCTTCAACCCCTGCGCCTTGTTATACGCTTCGGTGAGTTCAGCACGTTTCTTTTCTACCACATCTAACTGAGATTGCATCTCATCACGTTTAGCACGATTCATTGACACACGACCAACTTCACCAAGGTTCTCAGTGCTTACCCTGCGGTCAGTCTTTACGGGAACTGACTTTGTGCGTTCATCTCTTACCAGTGGTTCGCCTTGAAGTTTGCTGCTCAGAAAATCTTCAAGCGTACCATACGATGATGCTTCTTGAACAAGCGGGTCTTTAGCGGCGTTGTTGTTTTCAGTGTTAACCCTAACCTTTTTAAGCATATCGGATGCTGTGATCTGTGAATAACGACTTGAAAGCGACATTGCAATACGAGCATTGGTCTCGGCAAACTGCCTTGCAACCATTGGGTCAGAATACCTGCCTTGCAATGCTTCTTCCAAACGTGCCATCTCATCAGTTACAGCTTGGTTCTCTGCAACAAAGCCAGTATAGCGTTCTTCAAATTCGGCCTCTGACAAGTCAAGACCTTCCTGAACCTGCGAAACAGAATAACCACCAGGGGTTGCTTTAATGTTTGGGAATAGCACCGCTTTGGATTCAGGAGAAATGTGGGCATGGAAAGCACCAAGTGGCATAACAATAGCTTGCCCTGCCTGTGCTGATTGCACTATATTCTCAGGGCTTTTATTCACAACAGATGCTATTTCATTAATAACGCTCTGTTCAAGCTCAACAATCACATCACCGTCAATATAAGCGTTCTGATCCTTGAGGCCCATCTCGGTATTAAGAAAGTTCTCCATGTGAACAGGGCTTGCTTCAGCCGTTGCTGTTGCCTGAACCTTTTGGTCAATGCGCTCTTGCTGTTCAGTGAATTTCTCGGATGTTTCTAGGTCTGCAAACGATTTAACTGTTCCAACAAAAGAAGGCACTCCAATTAGTCCAACCGAACCAGAAGCAGTTTTTAGAGCGAGAGACATATATTTGTCAATTGGGTTTACACCGAATGTCGGGTTGAAAAATGCAGTGTCATCCTTCCAATTTAAATACTCTTCTCCGAGCTTACGGATAAGGTCTTGTGTGCCTTGCTGTACAATCTCTTCACCAACCTGAACACCAACACCACCAATAATCTTCTTACCAAAGTCAAATAAAAGTTTGCGAGCAGTGGGATTATTTATGGCAAGTTTAACGGCAGACCTTTTAGCTGGGCCAGCCACCATTGACATTATCTTTCCCATTCCCGGGATAACTCTTAACGCTGCTAATGTTTTCAGGCTAGCAACCTCAACGGTTGTTGATAGAGTACCATACGCAAGACCCATCCCAACAACCAACTCGCGGGGTAACTTTTCGCCATTTGCATCTTCTAGCTCAGAGTACTCCTTCATTGCCGAGCCAGCTTCCATGTAAAACATATCCATAATTGTTCCTGCTGCCGCACCTGCTGTCGCTCCAGAAATATATGTTCCAGCGCCTACAATTGGCCCACCAGAAACCATTCCAGCTAAACCTGACGGTACACCCCATTGGGTTGCACCACGACTACCCCCTTGCGTTATAGCATCAAACATCATGGTCGCTTGTTCTGCTGAATTGAAAAAGACATTATAGTTTTCAGCAGCACCAACTTCTCTTTTATATTTGCTTTCAAGTTCTGCAATGCGGACATCATTCACATCTGTGTTAAACACTGTTTTATTGTAATATAAATGTGAAAGCTCCCTTATTTCTTCACGCCCAGATGATGCACCAGCAGCGACCTGCATTAATGATTCAGAGTTATTTAACCCACTTTGGGTTCTAACTCGCTCAATATCTTCATAGGCTGCTATACCCTGAACTGAACGCCGGGTGCCTGCAAAGTCTTGGGCTTTCTGTATGGCTGTAGGCGTACCCATTCGAGCTTCAGCAGCGATATATCCGGGTATTGTAGTACCATCGTCAAGCGTGACCGGAGCAATCTCATCCTCAATCTCTCCAAGCGCCTCATAGTCATCTTTTGAAATCTGTGCATTGGTAAGATCGCCACCGTAGTATTTTGATAAACCAGAGTATTGACTTATGAAATCATTGGCAATTTTATCTTTTGCGGTCTGGGGAACTTCATTGACCACGTTAAGAGGCAGGCCAGACTTTGTTGCTGTTCGCATGTTGTCTGCAAGAGCAGATGGCTGTACTCCCATCTCAGAAGCAACGTTGATATTGGTGGTGTGGGCTTGTGGCTCTTCAAACGTATCTAACCACGACAGCTTATCAGGTTCAGCAACAGTATCGGATGCTACATTGGGAACTGACAATGGTGCGCTTGTAGATGGTTTATCACCGTCATCATCAAACTTGTCTAACCAATCCAAATCAGCCATATTAGTCCCGTGGTGCTTTAAGGATTATGTACTTTTTGTATTCACGAATTTTCTGCTCAGTTACCTTAACGTCTTTAGCTTGCAAGATTTTTATTATTCTCTTCTCTTCATCACTGTCAACGTCCGGCAACCAATCGGCTCCCTCTCCAGCTTTAACGGCTTGCAGGTATGTCATATCTTCACCATAACCCAAACCGCCACCCTTTGCCTCACCGTCTGCAATTCCTAGTGCAATCATGTGGCGCAGCTTTTCTCTTGAGTACAACTCCCCTTTAGGCCAGTTTTCAACAACATAATTATACATGCCGGGATAGTTTTTGTCTATATTTGTTGGCGTATCAACTTTACCCTTGTCTGACACAATGCTTCTCAGGGCATCGTTTATTTTAGTTTGGTCTATCTCACCAGATGCACCGCCCTGTGCAATATAGTCATCAATGCTTTTCCAATGGGCAAGGTCTGAAAGGCCGAGATTCCTAGCAACAAGATTTGCCTGTGCAGGTGTCTCCATAGGCCATTTTTTCTCGACACCATCAGCATCGGGTAAGACAAGAAAGCCTTGGTCAACTCCGTTCCGTATGGTGTTCATTACTTTTTCGTTGTGGTAATATTTGTCTACATTATCATCAGCCGTATCAGCATTTGAAATAAGCGTGTAAAGGTTATTTCTGGTTTCCTGATCTGGAATGCTTTCAATATATTTCTTCGCACCAGCCAAATCCCCAGCATCCATAAGTTTCCGCACGTTCTCAGTACCAGCTTCAAAGAGATTGCCACGCCATTCGGTTTTCGCTTTTTTGTTCTGGGAGTCCTGATATTCAAGCTGTGACATAAACTCTTTTTCTGCTGTACCCGAAAGGTTATCACGACCCCAATCTACCTTTTGACTATATGACTGCCCATCAAGTGCGCCGACCTGTGCCTGCGCTTTAGTGATACTGCCAATACGGTCAACCGTTCCCATGAGCTTTGTGTGTTGCTCACCATTCATGTTATCTTTCACTTCATCACGGCTGAGATATTCCTTTGCAGCCTGTGGGTTGTCATTGTCAATATAGCTTTGAACAATAGATGCAGATACTCTGCCCATAGAGCCTTGAATAAGACCATTATAAATTGGGCTACCCTGCGATATGCCCTTACGTCTTGCATAGCTATCAATGTTTGCTCTAATCTCATCAACAGAAACCGCTTCCAGCTCTGTGCCTACATGCTGAACAGCTTTACCCTCTGATATTTTTTGAGCAGCAGCATCGGTTGCATCAAACAACGCCTCAGTCTGTCCTCTCTGGTGATTGAAAATAGTTGATTGATAACCAGTCTGTGCTGAATCCATAAACTCGATCGCACGGCGAGAAGCGCGACCAGACAAACCACCAAGATATTTATCCCTTATCTCTTTCTCTTTTTCAGCATACATATCGTTGATACCAAAAACCGCCTCACCTTTTAGGTTTATTAAGCCGGTCTCTGGGTTCTTGATTAAGTTGTTCATTTCAACGGAATACTGTGTGTATGCAGACTTTGACTTATACGAATCAAATCCATCTTTAGCCTGTTGGATATCTTGTGCAAAACCCTCAATATTCGGGCCAAATGTTCCCCTTGCGTCTAAATTCTGCCGTACCCTTGGAGCAGCATTAAGGCGCTGAGTGGATTGATATTCTGGTATTATGGGCATAGTAACACTCCGTGTCTTTTATTGCTTTATTGTCAACCCCAAAAACTTAATGCCGTAGTGCCTGCTGCTCCCAACACACCAGTTCCAAGAGCATTCCACCCTTTTTTCTTGTTTAGTCGGCTTTGAGTCATCCAATTTCTGCTTTCTTCTTTAAAGCCATATACTTCTGATTCAGTGTTAGAACGACTTGTTTCAACGTCAAGTGCAACCTTTTCTGCTGTATCCATTTCCCACGAAAGAGGCGAACCGCTACCAAGCGCAATACCTGAAGCACCCCATGCAGCCCTTCCTTCTCCTATCGTTTTTGCACCTGCAAGCATGATATCTTGTCGTTCAATCTCACCACGTTCTTCCGCTGAATTAGCAGCCCACTTCGCACTCTTGGCATTATTCTCTGCAATATCAGCTTCGGTATCAGCTTCCATCTTTTTTTGGTATCCAGTAAGCAACTTTGACCCAGCTTTTAGACCAAGAGTTGCCCATTGACCAGCAGACATGCCAGGGGTTGCTACGGCCGGTGTAGCGGTAGCTGGTAGAGCTGAGTTTATGCCAGCACCCTGAGTGAGACTCCCCCACGTTGCACTTCCACCTGCACTTCCACCTACACTTCCACCTACACTTCCACCTACACTTCCACCTACACTTCCACCTACACTTCCACCTACACTTCCACCTACACTTCCACCTACACTTCCACCTACACTTCCACCTACTCCGGCACCTACTCCGCCACCAGCTCCTGCACCTGCTCCGGCACCAGAGGCTGAGCCGAAAAGGCTACTAATAAACCCTGGAATAAATGGAGTTGCAGCAGCAGTTACACCGCCAGTTACACCGCCAATTGCACCGTTAATTGCAGCAGCATTTCCAGCATCACCCCATGTTCCACCTTGTGCTTTTGTAACGCCAGCACCCATTGCAGCACCAGTTAGCACTCCAATGGTTATAGGCCCGCTTACAGGTCCACACATATTATTCTCCCATCGTAAAATGACTAAACGGTAAATTGTCAAACCCAAAAGGCTTTGGTTCTTCTAATTTAAAACCACACCATTGAAGCCACCGCATTGACTTCGTATTTCTAACATCAACCCAATTCTCAAGCACCGCATAGGATTGCTGCATAAGATTGACATAATACCTTGAAAACCTCAGAAATTCTCTCGTTATGGCATACATCCCATCCGTTCCAAGCAACCAAGGATATCCCGTATCGCTTAATACTCCACCAGAAGCCACTCCAAACATCGCAACCGGAAAACCCTTGTGGTGTATCGTCCAAGCAAGAGAAGATTGCTGAAACGCATTAACAACCGCCTTCAATGGCTTATGCCTGTGACTTGACCAGACCTCATTGCGGTCAGATTCACGCATATTCTCAGCAATCACAAGAATATCGCCTATAACTGCCTTTTTGACTATCTTGCTACCCGCCAAAAGTCACCTCCGGTATTACAGCAGATATAGTTTGAGGGAGTGGGTCTTTCTGTTGTATAACAAGCCCTGTCTGAAACCCCCATTTTGTACCCACCACAACCTCCGTGTCACCACTAACTAGCGTATCTGGATCTGCTGTAAGCGTTCCAGCAGTGCGCCATTTTGCTTCATACATATTATCTTCGTCCTGCCCACACCATAAACCCCTTGTGTTTTCAAGACGTACTAGAACTTTCCCAATTGTACGTTTTTTACCGTAGGCATCCTGATTTTCAAGTGGTAGCATCTCCAAAGTTGGTGTGGGAATTGGTAAACCGCAAATCACATGGCTTCCTGATGTAACTGTCGTGCCAAGCGTTACCTCGCCATTTAGAACTATTAAATCTTTTATTACTACACCGCCAGCAAGCACCCAAACCTCTTTACCTTCCAAATGATCCATCCCTGTCAATATAGTGGCATCAGCTTCAAGCGTTACCTCAAGTGCAGAGTCAAGAAAAACACCTAGAGTATCATCGTCATCAGGTAGCCGTTCAGCCATAGATTCAACATAATAAACTGTTTCACCATTAACCTCACGCTTAATAATAACTGCTACCTCATCATATGTTCCCTGCCCCGGTATAGCAGAAATGCTCTCAAATGTACCGCTAGTTGAATGCTGCGCCCAAGCCCAAACCTCTTGTTCTTTGATGTAAGTAAAACTTAACAGTGTACCATCAGACATAACGCACCACACAACGCTGTTTGGCTTCTGTTGATATGCCCATTCTTTAATGGTACGATCTTCAAAGAGATGTTGTGCCAGTACTGTCATGTTCTGTGTTTCATATCTATCGCTTGCGTAGAAATAACCAAAATCATACACGGTCTGCCCATCTCTTGAATTAAACAATACCGTTGAGCCGACTACTAAAGGGGGAACATGGGAGCAACCACGATATGATTGCACGTCAAGCCTCATAGATGTTGGTGCTACCGCGTTATCATTAACCCCGGGCCTTAATACCCACTCACTTCCGCTTGTCAGAATAGCAAGGCCATTTAGCGGTATCATGTGCCGTATCTCGTCAACCTGCATACTGGCAAGTATCCCCTCATATGAATCATTAGCTTGCAGTGGTCTGCTCTCGGTAAAATTATCCCATATCCCGGTCACGCTTCCATTAAACTGTGTTTTGTCGTTTACAAGACCAGCATGAATCATTCGCTGTTGATGAATAGCTACGCAACCAGGGTGGTTGCTATCTTCAAACGGATTGTTCGGTCTACGGTGAGAATCAGCCACATCTGGATCAACATTATCATCAGAATATTTTGTTTCTCCCGTGTCTGAGTGAATAGTCCCAATCCACCCATAAAACCCACGACTTGACTTATATATTTTGTATGATGTTGCTCCTGTTACTGCTGTCCATGTAAGATCAACCGTTATCCCCGCATCCCAAGGCCGATCAACCGCAACAGTTATAGAGGCAGATGGTAAGGTTTCTTCCTCGGTATCCTCCATTACAGCAGCAATTTTGTATTTAATATCTCTAGGGCGATCAGCCTCAGCAGCATAATCACCGGCAAAGTTCGTAACAGCAGATGGTAATGCTGTAAAAACTTCATCAGTAAACGCCCACTCAAAATCATCTGTCCTAGATAGCCTAGCTGGAGCATAGCCAGTGTGGTCAATATACATTACATCTGCGGTCTGGGCATATTTTAAAAGAGCTAAATCCTCAAAGGCATATGCTGTTGCTGTCCGTGCTACACAGCAGTATGCGTAATCGCTATCTCCGATTATTATGGTCTCGGTAGAAAGCCCCCATAAAGTAGCGGCTGCTGATGTTGGGGTCTGACCACTAACATATGTAGCTGTAACCTCTGTTGTAGATGCAGTTGCGGTAATTAAAAATGTTCCAATAGTAATACCAGATGTAGAAATAATAATTACATGCTCCCCAATATCTGGAGTTCCTACTGTAAAATAAGCAGTCCCGCAAGTCAGTGTAAAATCACCTGAAGAAATAAAGGTTTCTGTTGAAAAATCCCACATTGCGGCTGCAACAGGAGATGAAGGTGCTGACCCATTAGTAAGATTAGCGGTTACTGCTGTTACACTGTCATATTCTTTAATCTCGTAGGTAGCGAGTGTTGTACCACTTGTATTGATAATATTTATAAATTTACCAACATCACCACTCCCAAAGAAACTGCCACTTGAAGTAAGTCTTGTTGTTCCGGGTGCGATTATATCATCAGTTGAAAACCCCCACTCGCCAGCATTAATATACGCACCACTCGGCGCTGTCCCGCTTAATTTGTGGGCTGTTGCTCTACCACCAGACGAAACTTCATCTATAATAAAACTTGACGTAATATCGCCAGCAGTATTGATAACTACAATTACCTTATCCTCATCTGAGCTTTGGAAAGTAGCCAAATACACATTAAAAATATACTCTGGATCAGTGAAACTAATACTTACCTTTTGATTATATGTTGCATCCACATAGGCTTCTTCAGAGTTTGCAGACAATGCAAGGGTTAAACCTGCCGTATCTGCATAAGACGCACCTGATCCATCGTCTGATATTGTAAGAGCGTTTCCAGTTGTTGCGGCGATATTAGAAACACCGCCAGCCCCTAAGATTGGTGATGATATTTGTTCACCGTCTGGGTCGGGGGCATCCCACTCTCCCGGCACGAAATAAACAGTGTTAAAACCAAGCGTGTCAAGATTACCCCAATACCATTTACCGTAATAAGATTCTGAATCAAGGCCAGTCGTTACCTTTTCAGCCCCATATCCGACATAATAAAATTCATGCACTCCCGGTTCAACTAACGCTGGGTCTGCATCGGCATCGGTTGTTAAATACCAAGCAAGCGGGTTTACAGTGCTTCTTGTCCACTTATAGTCATCAGTGTCAGACAGAGGTCTGAGGACAAACTGACCATCTTTTATAACCCTCATCATTAAATCAGTAAACAGCAAATGATAAGACTGTTCAGTGTTGTATGAAAAAGGGATTAATCTACCTTGTCTACTACCCATCGTTTACTTACTCCCCAAGATAATCACCAATATCCATAGCGAATTTGAAACCGGGCCTATTTTCTAAACCGCCCTGTGGCTTAACGATATAATTAAGTATCTTCTTTGCACCGTTCTCGTATTGCAGCATTCCTATCTGCCCATACATTGATGGTGCTATCTCTCCAGAATTAAACGCTCCCTTAAAAGATGTTAGCTTTGCCATAGCTTTACCTTCTCGCATTAATAAAGGTTTGATTTACATTAGCTACTTCATGCCCTTCGTTTGCATCAACGGTTGTTCCAAGACTCAGCATAGCCCTGTATTGACCATACAAGTAATTTGTAAACGCTTTATCTCTGTGAATTGGCATTGAGATGTAGGCGGCTAACCTATGTGCGACAGCAGAAGCAAACAGATCATCAAACAAGCTGGGATCATCACAATCATATGTATATTTACACCACGGGTCATCACCCTCATTGGTATAGATGAACACACCCATTGGCTCATATTCAATTCGGTTGCTTTCGTCTGTTACGCTGTCCACTGGTTCAACAGTTATAAATTTAAGGCAGTCTGTTGGTTTTTCATAGACATATTCCCATTCGTTACTATCCTCAGTTTCGTCAACAGCAAGATCAGCATTCTTCCTAGCAAAATCCCAATCATATAGCTTTAAACACTCGATTCGAGCTGAATCATAGAAGGTGGTGCAAAGAATACGCTCTCTAGATGCTTCTGTTAAACCACTTGTTCCTAATTCCTGCTGTCCGTTGAGCAGGAGGGCTTCGTTGTAAATTGATAATTCGGTTGCCATGCAAGCTCCTTATCGTGTAGCCTTAATCAATCTCACAGTTACGACATCAGTAGGCGTACCACCGGTTGTAGCCAGAACACACTTGACCCTTCGTATTGACTCTGGGAAGGGTATCGGTTCAATCCAATCCATACTTGCCGCTGGCATCTGGACCGCATATGTCACTGGAATAGTTGACACCGCATTTCTTGGAGCGTAAATCGCCCAATCGCTATCACCGCTTGCATACTGAGATGTGTACCAAGTCAATGTCATTGTAGTGGAATCACCAAGCGTGTATTGAATCCAGAAATACCCACCTACTGCATAACTAGCAAACCCAGCATCAAGGATTGACCATGTAAGGATTGTATCCGAAGTCTCAACGCCAACATCACCCGGTGGGTTTGTCAACTCACTTCCATTGGTTAAAGTTCCAGCAGCAGCGGCGCAATAACCATTACCTGCAAACATAGACAGGCACAATAAAATTGTCACCCCACAAAATAAGTTTTTCATTGCGTTCTCCATAATATTATTATTGAAGTGTGGCGTCAATTTCAAGTACCACGTTTATCGCTTCGTTTGTACCATCTTCCTGTGTAACCAAAACTCCCAACGTGTTTCCTGCGGAAATAGATAGCGCTGCCGCCAGAGTCCATTGATCCTGCTGTTTGTCCTGTGCAAATGTCAACTCACCTGAATGTGCGCCTGTGATCTGGTTGATAAGTATAAACTTAATGTCAGCGGTAGTGTGCAGCGTAGTAGCGCTATCAATTAAGCGAACATCGGTAATACTCATTGCCTGTTGTGCCGTATAGGTATCTATAGCTACTGCCAACTCTGGTTCATCCGACAATATCCCAACAGTTGTTACATTTGCAGTTGTTGACACAAGAAACCGAACCCAGTATGCAGCCTGACTATCGAGAGTAGTTTCTGCCCAATCAGCAGGTGGAATGAATGATATAGCTCCGTCACGCTCTCCGGTCGTTGTTCCAGTGGTTGCGGTAGTTCCACTATTATCAATCACAAGCGTTAAAGTTGACCATTGTGTCCCATCCCAATATTGGGGAGTCAGAGCAGCACCACCATACTCTCCAACGGTTGCAGACATTGGCAGACCAACCTCAAAAAACGGGGTACTGGAACCAAACGCAAAGTAATCACCATTAGGAGAAGCATCAGCAAACATTTGGAAGTTAGAAGTAGCGCCAGTAAGCGCAGATGTTAAAGAACAGCTAGACGATTCAGCATTTGCACTATCGTACACTTTACAGAATGCAGCGGGCAAAGACACTGTTAAAGTATCACCAACAATTCCACCGCCATTTGTCTGAAGACCATCACCGTCAACAGCCCACGTACCACCAAATCGAACTGGAATCATGGTGTCAGGTGTAAGTGTAACAGCTCCGGTTTCGTCCATCTCTGCATCACCACTCAATACTGCAATAAGGTTGTTGGTTGCTGTTCCATCAACACCGAGTATGATTTCACCAGCAGCAAGACCCTCAATCATGGAGTCCTCTACTGCGCCTGTTGCAATGGTTACAGCACCGGTATTTGCCATTGTTGCACCACCAGACATGGCGACACTTGTTATTGTAGTACCGTTACCAACTAACATTTTAGTGTCACCACTCGCATCAAGAACAACACCAACAGAGCTACTATTCCCGACAACAACATTCCCCTCTGCAATAGCTACATCAGCAGGGACAAGCGAACCGTCTGCCATTACAGCAACCGATATTCCACTTTCCTTAATCTCAAATCTCTTTTCACCCTCATTGTTTGCCCAGACCTCAAGCACTTTATCCTCTGGCCCAACAGTACCGGTCATGGTTGCCGCTTCTTTAAAAGCAGAACATCTTGCTCGATAATAGCGCCTATAATCATTATTTGTTATTTCACCACTCTGGGATTCTGTGGTTATAGTGGCATACGTTACCCACCCGCCAACACGGGGGGTTCTTGATCCCTCAATAACAATCTCAGAAGTAGCATTATCGGTTGATGCTGTCCAACTTACAACCTCGTTCATAGAAATCGGGATAGCGTCAGTAGCTTGACCTGTTGCGGTAAATGTAGATGCGCTGGCAATTGCAGCCCAAAGCGGAACCAGCAGCACGGCTAAAATCAATATAAGTTTTTTCATTCCTTGTTCTCCTTCTTGGGTGTTGTTTTACCTTCAGCATTAGCAAGCAGGACAATCAGCGCCTTGCGCTTTGCCAATCTAGGCACTTTAACTGTATATCCTGTGAGCTTCGACCTGATTGCATCATCTGAAAGTGAAGCGTAATTATCATCTTTAGGTGCTGGCATTTTAGCTTTTTTATCAACTATTTCAAGAAACTTTGGAAACGGGAAATCTTTACCTGTTTGTGGGTCTACCCCTTGTTCAAAATCAAATACTTTTCCGTCCGCATATCGTATTGAACCACCTGCGAAACACTTTTCTTTTGCCCTGACTTTCATTTAAGTTCTCCAAAAAAGTTTGAGGTGGCAGGGGCGGGGGATGCCCCCACCTACCTCGTCGGTTCATCTGTAGAGTGATCTCACTCCGAATCGGCTTTAAAAAGACCGACAGGTGATGAACCCCGTTAAAGATTAAAGAGCATCAGGCAACGCAACCCAACCAGGAGGCGGTGACGATTTAAGACCAGCGGTAATCATACCAGCATCAAAACCTTGGGTAACAACAAACTGCAAGCCAAGAAAGCGCTCATAGGTTGCCTGCGGGGGCAGCACATAAACAAACTGAGCGCCAAGCGTGAGAGCAGCCTTCAGAATGTTGCCACTATCAATATGCCCAGTGGAAGTAGTTGCGTGAGTAACCGCAGTTAAATCAGACCGGAGCCGAATATTAAGAGTTGCAGAATCGCCACCATCGGTGAACGCTTCGGTCACAGTGCAAACCAAATACATAGGTTCGCCAACTCCGATGTTCTTCAGTGTGGGGCTTGCGCCCAAGTCAATCTGATTCGTTGCCAGCAGGGTGGCTGGCTCAGAATCGCAATCAAAATCTTCGCAAAACTCTAATAGTTCGTCGAGTATCATTTGTTTTCTCCTTAAAAGAATTAATTAAGCAACAACGGTTTCTGCATTGGTTATAGCGTCACAGCGTTTAATCGGGACACCATCAATAGCCATTACCTTCCGACCAGCAACATCTTCCATAGCCAAGGTTGAACTTGCAACCTTGTTAAGTTGCTGTCTGCGCAAGAAACTCTTGATGGTACGGTTACAGTAGAATACAGGTGTTCCCATGTTCTGACTCGGTAGAAGCTCAAGAGCCTGCGCCATAAGGTCAAACAAGTCTGCGCCGGTTGCAGCATTTTTGATAAGTGCGGTATAATCAATGTTGCAAATACGCACAATGTAGCGCCAATCACGAACCGTCAAACCAACATCCCATTTGTAGTGTGTCCGGTATGCTTCCATGCGTCCACCGCCACTACCGTCAACATCCTCAATGGTAACTTGACCCTTGTTGGTCATTGCTAAACCAGCCTTGCTACCCTTTGGATAGATACAATGTGCGGTATTAGCACCCCAACCAACAAGATAAATGGAGGTCAGGTCAGAAGAGCCGCTACCAGTCAGCACATTGCAAGAGTTTTCTGCACTTGCAAGCGAGTTAAAACGCGGTGCGATGCCTGTAAATGCTTCAGGTGCAGTTGTCTCATCACCATAGAACAGATAATCGGAAAACTTTTGGTTCATACCCTCAATGTGAGCGGTATCCTCAGACAGACGGAACGCATTGGTATTGCCATTCAAGTCTGCAAGAGCCTTATCAATCTCAGCATAGGCTTCAAGCATACCGCAGTTATCAGTGATCTGCTGGGTGCGAGATTTGCCGGGCTGAACGCCACCGTTCATTTTGCGGAATGTCGCCTCGGGAATACCCGTGCGCTGGGTGCTTCGATGTCCAGTGGGCAGATTACCCTCAATGAACGTAGCATCCTGAAGAACTTCATTAGTCTCAGAGAGTATTTCCACGATAGTGTCAATGTTACCATCAGGATCAAGTCGGCTTGAAACATCCATCAGGGTCGGACGAATTACACTTAATGCTCCCATTTTAAATCTCCTTAAAGGTTATTATTTTTTACTTGTACATATTATCAGCTTTGTCTTCAAAGCTGCGAGGCGCACTGACTGACTTATCAGCACCTTCTCTATATTTGGCTTCGGCTGCTAAACCACCGATTTTAGCAAGATAACGAATAACAGCAGGGTTATCACGCATGTAAATATCGTCCTTAATCGCCTTTGCTTCGTCAGGGAAAAGACCTAGCGCTTGCTTTGCAAGGCCAATTTCAGCGGCAGGAATCTTCATTGCTTCGGCTTTCTGGTTTGACATAAACGTGTCTATCTCTGCTTGCCTTCCGGCTTCGTATTCTCCCAAAGCTCCTGCAAGTTTCTGCGCCTTCTCGGTTGAAAGGTTAAGATCACGCAACACTGGTTCAAACTTCTCCATTGCAGCAGCACTTACCTCTTGCCCCTCTGGAAGTGTAAACTCATACTTCTCAGGCGCACCATCGGTATCCTTCTTTTCTTCGGTTTCATCGGTTTCTTCAGCCTTGCCTTCCGAGTCATCCTTGGTATCGCTATCGTCAAGCACACCTTTATCAGTGTCCTTTACTTCAACTTCTGCATCTCCAAGTACGCTCGTCTGGTCAGTCGCTTCAGTAGCCGCAGATTCAGTGGGTATTTGCACTGCGCTTTCTTCGCTCATAACATATCCTTTTTAAAGTTCTCGGTTTGTGCCTTTGCCCATAGTTCAGGGCAGGCTTCCATAACGTCTTGATATAACGGGATCATAAAATCACGCTTACCAAGCAGGTAAAATGTGTTGCTGTTTCCGGTCATACATGGCCTAAATATATTGCCCTCCTCCATCATTCGCCACATTAACCGCCGCCCTGTAATAGTTCCCATGACAGCCTTAATATCGGCAAGTTGATCTTTATGCTCTAATATCTCTTGAGCTGTTAATTCTGCTTTTCGCTGGTCTTTCATTATCCCTGTACACCGCCCATAATTGCATCAAGTGCGCTGTTCTTACCCATCTCTGTTTCACTGAGAACCTTGGCAGACTGTGCAGCACCAGCGCCCATTTGCGCCATTTGCTCAGCTTTTTCTTTCTGCATTGCGACTTCTTGATCTGCTTTCATGTTCTCTCGAGCGACTTCGGAGTCAATAATGCTAGTAGGGGGTGCGCCAACCTTGTCAAAGTATTTGTCGATTATGTCAAACTCATCAATCTTGTATGCAACGCTTGGAAATGCCGCAAGCATATTTCCTGCAAACGACATACCCTGCTCGATTGACTTTGTGCCAAGCATCTTCTGTGCTTGAGATAACAGGCTTGTGTATTCAACAGCAAGGTTCATTCCCTGTATCTCTTCGGGTGGCTCTGGAATCATGCTCTCACCACGGGCATCTGATTCGCCAGCCATAATGCTAAATGTTCTGTCAATCGTTTCATCAAGCCCCTCAGTGTGAATCTTGCCAATAACAGGGCCGATCTGTGTGAGGTTCTCTTGCTCTCGTTTAATCCATTCGGTTGCAGTTCTCTGCGTCTGGTCTGGAAGTGAATCCATCATCCTAAACAAGTGATTAAAGCAACCCTCCCTAATCTGGTTACGCAGGTCTGCTATGTCTGCCTGAAGCGCTGGCATATCTGCCCGAACGTCATGCAATACACGTAAGCCAGGAGTATTGCTCATCTCATCTACCGCAGTGATACCGCCCGGCATTGCATTTACCGCAGTTCCGTTTTTGAGAGATGCAGGGCCGATAAGAGGTGGCTTAGTCTGCTTGTCAACAATCTCCATCTTGCGCTCTTGTGCAACCTGTAACTGCTTGCAATGACCAATAATATCGTGACCGCTACCATTACCCCATGCTCTACCGCCAACAGTGTTCCACCGGACAACAACAATTGGGAACGTCCAGAATCCACTTACTTCAAGTATCTTGTTCTCAGTACATGTTTTCTCCCAATACACAGACCGATAAGGCCGCTGCATAAAGTCTTTAGAATCAAACCGGTCATCATTTGGCTCAACTATCCAGCATACTTCAAACAATTCCTCGGGTTGTTTGTTCCTGTACGCAACCCTTACAGGTTCGGATACGTTCTCTTCGCCCCACCATTGCACAATCTGCTTTGCGCTTAACCATTGGCTTTGAACGAATGTGTCAACTTCAAGGCTTGCATTTAATGCAAACCGGTACTCACCCATTGTGTAGGTGCGGCATCTTATACCATTGTTGAAATCCTTCAGTATTGCCATTGCAGCAGTACCGTAATTGCTCAGTTCGTGATATAGGCTATGAATTGCTTGATAAAAGTTTGACCTAGCGAACACTGTTTGCATCCGCTGCTCAACAACATATAACCATTCTTTTACGGGCCCTGAGCTGTTTAGTTCTGGGTCTGAGAATTGCAGTTTAAACCAAGGCATTGCAGGGGAGGTAAGACCGGACATTAAGCCAGCAGCTTCAACATTCATCGCGAAAGTTGCAGTCGGATCGTATATCTTCCCATCCTTTCGTGCGCCATCTTTCTTTTCGTCTTTAACGTTACCTGACAACCCTTGACCCGTGTACGGGGAGATGTATTCCTGAATATCCCTGAATACCCCACGTTGCAGTTCAAAGTCTGCATCCAATTCGCCAACACGGGCATTAAGATATGTACGCATTTCTGTGTTGTTAGACATTAGGCACTCCCAAGTTTAGAACCACCACCTAGCTTGGCATTGGATACTTTTCCTTTGGTAATGTTGGATGCCTGAAATCCTGCGGCAGCCTGCTGTCTGCGAGCTGCATCATCCCGCGCGGTCTGCATTGCTTCGTCTGCTTTTTTTAAAGGCTCCGGTGGTTTCTTGCTCATTCCTGTTTTTTTACCGCCTCCACACATCTTATTGTCCTCCCATAGTTTGAAGTGGATTATATTTGCTGTTTGCGAATATCGGTGCGTCTGGTGCGCCATATTCGTTCGGTATAGTCGGGAAACACGTCATCATTTCAGGTGTATTTATACGTGCCATACAGTCAAGAATATCGTCATGTGTTGATACGGGAAAGAATAGATACTCTTCATGCACAAATTCATGCGTTAAATCACGCACAACCTTGTCTTCATCAATAAAATGGAGATGATCTGGGATATAAAACTTGCCCTGCTCAAATTGAGGCACAAGTGACCCAATGCGATCCTCTTTCTTTGCCATGCCACCAAGCTCTGTTATGTTGAACCGATAAGCCTCAGTCTCCATAACAGTCTTGATATGCTCAATGTCTGAATCCTTACCGTATTTCTCATAACCTGTGTGTATCGGTTTCCACTTGCGGTGCAGCGCCAGAAGCCTATTTGCTCTACCGGTGAGATTTAACCGCACACGACACCCGTCTACCAAGTACATATTGCCATCATCTGCCAATGCAACCACAAGCATTACAGTGTAATCACTGCCCTTCTTGCGACTACCAGCAGGGTCACACATTAAATATTTGTTCCAATGCGCTTTAGGTGGGCTTGCTTCCTTGTTGTAATATTTCAGCCATTCCTTCTTGAATCCCATAGCCTTGTCAGCAACGGGGTCAAGTAACATCTGAGCAGCAAAGATATATGGCCCCATTGCTTTTCGCTTATCACGCAGTTCTTCACGGGTAAGCAGTACGGGTTCACCTGTCTCAGTTCCATCGTCTGTTGCTGCGTGTATGCGGGTCGTAGCAGCTTCACGGCTTATAATCTCACCATAGGTATCAAGCATGTGGTAACGTGTCCCTGCGTAGCGTATACGCCCACCACGAGCGCCTAAATTCAAGGACAGTGACCACGCATCTGTTGTTTTCTTGATTTGCTCTGGAGTTGACACTGATTCAACCGTTACAACGTCATCATAAAGCAGGATGTCATAGTGTTTTGATGTGGGCTGACCATCTACTAACCCATGCGCTGCAACCGTTGAAGCATTTGGATTACTGTTACGCTTAACAATAATGCCATCATCCTCAGACCACTTCGGGCTTTCCTTTTGGGGATTGTCCCAGAATATGTCGGGATACAACAAAGACAAACCAGTGTTGAGTTCAAGCTCAAGTTTGATCTGCCTGAGAAAGCCTTTAGCAATTGATTTAGTGTGTGAGAATATCCCAACCGTTACCTCTGGGTTTTTGATTATCTCTTGAATTGTAAGTGCGAAGGTTATGATGGTTGACTTATAATGTTCCCTTGCCCAAAGATCGAGCATGTTATTTGGATTGTCCTGCACCTCCCGGCAACGGTCATAAATCCAATCCTTGTTTGCATCTTGTCGTTTGAGTATTACGGTAAGCAGGAAGAATAAGTCAGAGCGCCCGACTTCAGCCAGGTACTCTATTTCACAACCAGCGGCTTTCGCTGTATCAAGTCCAGCCAGAAATGTCTCGTTTGCCTGTTGTCTATTCAGGGCCATCACCCTTCCGAAGTATTTTTAGACATAACTCTTTCCACTCGGGCCCGGTCATATATAGCAAGCACTGCTGACACACAAGTTGTGAATCTGCTATAATAACGCCGCAAGCAGGGCATACACGATTATCAGCCATCATTTATCCTCCCGAAGTGACCCAATCACATCTTTAAGCGCCGCAGGGAGTTCACCCAAGCCAAGAATTTCAACCTCTTTCTTCTCAGTAAACAGTTTGAGATGCTTACCGAGCAATTCATAGCCTTTAAGGGCAGCAGACTTCTCAGCAGTGTCACAGTCCTCTATTACCTTTTGAATGCCCTGAAGCACGTATTCTGCCGTTATACCAGTCTTTTCTGATCGTTTATCAAGTGCTATTTGAATTGCATCAGCAATGTTAGGTTTTCTTAGGTTTTCAAATCCTATTATTTCTGCTGTTTTTTTACTATATCCTGCTCTTATTGCTGCTTGAGTAGCATTTAGATCAATAAGATATTCTTTTACAAACATCTCCTGTTTTCTGGTGAGTTGTTTTTTCATATAGCCCATACATAGACTATTTTTGACAGAATGTCAAGGACTTTTTGTCAATGTTGTCAATTTGGCAAATTAGGTGTGACAAAATGGCAAATGGTAGGTAATAAAAAAGCCCCGGTTAGGGGGCTAAATGCTTAGGGGCGGGGATATCAAACAGATTCGAACGTCCGTTTGGCGTGTAATGCGAAATCGTATAAGTATCCTCTTATGAAATTGCTAACACCAGCAGGGCCAAACTCTACTAAAATTTGACTGTCTATTAATTTCATTATTTCATCGTCTGTTGACATGCACAAACCGGCAGGCTTGAGATTTAAATCTGGCAACGGTATCTTGCTTGATCCACATTCAATCACACTCAACCCCCAAACTTTCTTTTAGTATTTCAAAGTCAATATCTTTGCGTCTCTTTGTGTTAAGATACATTTTATGCAGAGCATTGTCAACAGCATCCCTTTTCCATATTTCGTATGCTTCCCCGGCTTGTGCTAATAGCGTACGGAATTCAGTTGCCAGTGCTTCAAGTTCTGCAATACGTTCTGGGTTCATCTTTCAATCCCTCGCATCAAGCAAATCATCAAGCATGCGGTGTAAATCTTCACGGGCGGGTTTAAGCTTTATTGGTTTGAAATCACAACAAAAAAAATCATCGTTTTCTCGCATATAATAATCACCATCATTGCATTTTGCGATATTAGATATCACCGATCTTCCATCACTAAGTATTTCAATATTCTCCCGATCCCAAAATTTACAATCTCCACATTTACTCATATCACTTCCCCCGTTAAATAGTATTCGATTTTAGCTATTGCCACTTTTGATCCATTACATATTAAAGCACAATATCCCTGAGTGCGCAAGTATTCTATCCACCTTTTCTGATCTTGTATTTCTGCGGTTTGGGGCATGGGTTCATTATTATTCTTTATCCCCCCGTTTCATTTGTATAGCAAGTTCAATCAATTCAACGCCTGATTCGCCTATTCTTTTTGGGTCTGCCCTGAGCATGTCGGAAGTAACCCGGATCACACACCAGCCGTAAATGGCAGCTAAACTGTATTTCTGACAATCCTTTGAATAGCCCTTGCCCCTGCTATGACCGCCATGAATAAAAGTTCCACCTTCATACTCCACTGCAATTTTTAAATCTGGTATGGCAAAATCAAACCGGAACCGCCTGCCCGGTATTGCTTGATATTCCCGTTCAAATTTAACCTTCATACATTTCAGCAGCAGATTTATTGTTTCTTCGCCTTTACTGCGTTGTCTTTTCATCCAGCACCTTTCTGCTCGGTTATTTATCAACACGGTTCGCTTGCGCTTTTGCGCCTAACTCCATTGGTTTGCCATTTCGCGGGCTATACCAGGGAATGTCTTCGATCTTACTTTTGGGTCACGGGTTGCCCCGTCTGCAAAATATGTTGGCTTACCATTTGTCTTTAAGAATGAATGTGGTTTTGGTTTATCAACGTGCGTTTTACTGTGAAATAATCCGCTATCTTTCTCATGTTGCAGTAACGGCAAGTTTTTTAAAAACAGACAAGTGGTTTTTTGCTCACTGTCCCCAAAATAGTATGGTTGTATTACTTGGCTATATTTTGCTATTACAGGTGACGCACACCCTTTAGGATTTTCAAGGCATATTTTATCAATATCTGCAAGCCATAGCTTTGAAAAGAAATTAAGCGCATCCAACCTCAATTGTAGTCTCCCCAGGTTGTCCCAGTGCCGTGTACCGGCATACGTTAAATATGTGCATGGCGGAAAACCTATAAGCATATCCCATTTTTGTTTTAGCTGTTCCAACACATCGCCATGTATGTGCCATTCAGGATGTCCACCTGAACATTCTTGCGTGTCGCATGAATACGCTTCATGTCCACGTTTGCGGAACTCAATACACACGGCTTGGCTTTCTTCACATGCTACAAGTACGCGCATCCCACCCCCTATAAAGTTTTTTCTCTACCCATCTGCCTGCTGCGCTTTTGCGCCTGTCGTTAGTTTGTGGACTCTCCATAAAGTTCAATATGCAGTTCTAGATCTTTGCCTTTAAGGTCGTTAAATTCTTCTGCATTTTCACAATCGCCATCAAGGTATGCAGGGCACTCCAAACCACAACCACCATTTATACCAACAATAAAACAAGTTGACATTCCCCGTGGATAGCTACCGTCTATCTCAGACATCGCATTACCCATATTATTAACATCTGCATGGGTGACTATTTTTTTATTAGTAAGTGGCTTGGTAATCGTAACACCAAAACCACCGTAAACCTCATTAGAACATTCAATGAGTTTCTGTTTATTAAACCCCTTAGGGTATTTTTCTTTTGCTATTTTTATAGATTTTTTTGCTAATTCAGTTTTTGGGTTAAACATAACACCCCCCTATAAAGTTGATTCTCTATACATCTGCCGCTCACGCTTTTGCTGTCTCTATTATTTTATATAGTGTGCTTTGTAAATGTGCTTCTGGGCAAGTTTTAGCTTCAAATTCCACTCCCTTACATAGCTTAATAATCGCATCCATTTTAGTTTCATATATATCAACCATTTGCGCAACTCTTGTTTCTTCATTTGGTGTCATAATATGTCACTCCACTCTTCCATTTTGGTTAGGGATAGTCCCCGCAAGGTTATTGTTGTCTTCTTCCATAATAAACCACTCAGTGCCAATTTTTTGTTCAAGTATGCACTTATCTTCCGGGCCACATCTTGATAAATATTTAATCTTGCTTTGAGGTACGTTGTTTTCCCAAACCTCAACCATTCCGTTCCAAGTTGGAAAAGCAATATCGTGCATTAGTTTATTTTCAATATCCCAAGCCCTAAACATAATCTTAATACCTTTCATCCTACCCCCCCCTTATAAAGTTTTTTCTCTAAACATCTGCCTATCACGCTTTTGCGCCTGTCCTGGGTCTTCATGCTCACGTTTTGTAATCAGTTTTACCACGTCCTCAACTATGTGCTTTCCACACACCATTTGCTCCGGTGTCGAATGCGGACGAATATCATCTTGCGGAAATATCTCATTGTAGTACGGTAAATTGATATACTCCGAAGTCTTGCACTTATGACAGCGTGCTGAATACTGATATTTAACATTGTTGATCTCTTTCCAGTAATCTATGCACCCCAATGAATCACAATAAGTACATCCGATAGTGCCTGTATTCTCACGCTTCGGCGTAACCTCAGTGATTGCGTCTTTGATAACACGCCACGTTATACGCTTAGTGTCATTTTCTCCTATGCGCTTACATGCCTTAACAAGTATTTCTTGTGGGTATGTGCCAAAATCTTGATACCATTGCTTGCCCTGTCCTGTAGCAAGGCGTAAACTGCAACGGTTATACATCACGGTTATCATGTCAAGAAAACCGTCCTCAGTCATTGATTTGTTTTGTGATGTGTAGGTCATAATATCGCCTAATAAATTGACAAGTCTCTATCGGTTTGTTTTTCAACTTCATCGTCCCAACCACCTGCTCTTAACCATGATGCAGGGTATGGGATAAATTGACCGCTATCTTTTGTCCAATCTTCGCACTTCTTTAAAAGCAATAGCTTTGAAATAATCATGTCTATAAATTCAACCGTTACTTTAATCTTAATATCATACCAAGCATTACGAGCGTCAATTTTTGCTTTTTTCTTTGGGTATGCAATCCAAAAACTTTCAAACCCTTGCTCTAATATCTTCTCTTCTATTAACTTAACTTCTCTTAACTTAACTTCTCTTATGGGTGTCACTGGTAAACCTGTGGGTGTCACTGGTAAACCATCGCATTTACGGGTATTTACATCGGTGCGCTCTGGAAACATTGGAATGTGCGCTCTGTCCTTTCTGAGCGTCTGGTGGTCAGTAAATCCAACAATCTCTAAAAATGGGCCTTCACCGTAGATGATTATAAGGCCAACTTGCTCTAAAACATCAAGCGCATGTTTAAAGTCTTTTACTTTACGATCTGAGCATGGCAACACTTTTGCCTTAACAACTCTAGGGTCAGCGTCAAAATGTCCGAAGTCGTCAGTCTGTGGCATAATCCATGAATAAAGAAGCCATACAAATTCGTGCATCTTGGGTTCAGCATCCATCACGGCAAGTATTTTCTTGCTATTTTGGATTGTGTTAGAAATCATTCTACCCCTAGCCATTATACTGCACCAATAAAAACTCGAAAAAAATCCACCTGCTGACAATAGAATGCACGGGGCAAATCTAAACAGGTGGACTTAATTCGAGTAGTTTTCATTATTAAACCTCATGCAAGTTTCTATTGTCAAATACAGTATTACACACATAGCCGATCAAGTCAAGTTATTTATTCAACAACGGGCAGTTTTGTTTTGTGCAAAACGAGCTTGTATTTTTTGTGTGGTGACATATTGCAGGGGTATTGCGTATACACTTAAATTGTATAGTGTTAAATTTTGCAATGTTTGCCAGCTCAGCTTTAAGTTCAGTGATTTGGTTAGTTAGATCGGCAATAGTTTCTACAAGTGCTCTCATGTGATCTTTTCGCAATTCCATCCTCACACCTTACCTTTCAACAACGGGCAGTTTTGTTTGGTGCATTCGGTTGAATATTGACCGTTGGTGCAGAAGTTTGTCGGGTAATAAATATCACCCGATTTTGTCTTTCCAGGCTTCCGCATATCACAGCGGTATTTAAAATCATCAAACGACACACTATTTGCCAGCTCCGCTTCAATTTCGTTGATGTATTGCCCGACTTTATCCCATGCGTTTTTTGCATAGCGGGGGTATTCATAAGCAACATCACGAACTATGTCCATGTATTTTACTAGCTTATCCATAACAATCCATCCTTTCAAAAGCGGTTAACGTTTTTTAATATTTAGTAAACTTTCCACGCTCAATCCCGTGAACTTGGCAATCTTTTTGATAATATCACGGTGTGGGTTCGTTTTAACGCCCCTGCATATCTCTGAAAAGTAACCCTGCGATATATCGCAAAACTCGCAACAGTCAATTTTCTGCCCAGGTGACATATACTTATAATATTTCTGCGGTGTCGTTTTCATTGTTTCCCTTTCTAGATTATTAAATTCATAGTTTGTAAGGTGTGACCAAAAACAAATGCCACTGTTAAAATACATTACAGCTTTATGGTTAATTTTAGGACGGCACACTAGGTTTTCTGCGTCACAATAACCTATTGCATGTTTTACTAAAACGCACCGATTCTCAAGAATAAACTTTTCACGATTACATAAAACACCTAAATCTAAAAGATGTCCCGCGCGCCATTCCTGCCAAGTAAACAAGCTGGGATCAATTTTCGGTATCATAAAACTTAACCATATTATTATAATCAACGCAAACATCAAGACAGTTTTTATTACATATCGGGTCGTTAAAACAATTATGGTTTTTATGCCAATCAATGCGTTCTTTCCTCATGGTATTAGAAACTATACCTATGGGCGCACCATTTTCACGCATATGTATAATACATGGGTAGTGATGATTCCCGCGTATTGCACTATCGTCTATAACTAGGGGGCATCTAATATTGTCAGTGCTTTTAAGTCCCCTAACATTGCGACCAAGTTTAAAATTATTAACCCGATAATTTAATATTCTATGTTTTTTTAATATATATTTTGGTATCTGTGAAACAAACTCAAGTGTTTTATTATATTGCGCTGCTGTTAATATACGTATATCCGCAACCCCGAGTTGGCTTGCAAATTTTATTGTTTCAACAGATTGAGCAATGTTTTTTTCATCAAACACGCATCCAGTAGTAACGTATGTGCGCTTGGATAGCTCTCTTATATTATTCACAACGTTATTCCATTGCCCACCAACACCATCCATTTTATCACCAAAAGATGAACAGCAGGCATCTAGTGAAATAGAGAAATCATTGCACCCGTGTTTTAATAAATCTAAATAATATTCTAGCGACTTTGAACCATTGGTTGAAATAGCAATGCGCTCAACACCTCTTTTTTTTGCATGTTCTACAATATCATCTAACCAACTAACCATTGTAGGCTCACCACCAGAAAATCTAATATTTTTTAACCCATCATCACACCATAGATCAACTACTTTCTTGGCATACTCAAAAGAAATATCTGCATCTTTTTTTGTGCCCCGACAATAAGGACACTTGAAATTACATTTTGACGTTACTAACAACTCGCATCTTTGCATCGGCGATGTTGGCGATAAATTTTTTGCTCGATAGTTTGATAGTGTATAAAATCCAATATCGCTTAAATCTTTCATGGTTCCCCCATTGCTAAATTAATCTTATATTATATATAGCCTACAGCGTATCGGTTTGTCAAGCGGAATCTTTGGCAAACAGCATAATAGTTTCCTATTCTAAAGCTCACACTTAATTTACAATAAAAAGTTGCAATTTATATTTCAATCAGCTATAATTTTAAATAGAGATTGAGAACACAAACCGCAAAGGAGAGTACAATGATTGAAAATCTGAAGGTTGGTATGAGGGTGGTAGTTAATAGCCATTCCAGCATCGAAAAAGAAGGTGATGTTGGTACTGTGGAAAGCTACGGAAACGAACGCCTAACTGTTAAAGTTAGACTTAAAAAAGACAACAATATTCGCGGTTTTTCCCGCAAGAGTTTAACCGAAATCAAGGAGGATAATCTGTATTTAGACGAAGCACTGAAAGCTGTGAGAGAAGATGAAAACATGGAAATGTCCTGGGGGACTAAAACTTTTTGGTATACACACAAAGAATATGACGGAAGCATGAAGCTTGAAGACCTTCTCGAAGAGACCTTTTCAGTTAGACGCAAAAAACCACCTGTCAAGGAACTCACAGTAGCCGACATTGAAGAAAAGTACGGCTGCAAAGTCAAGATTGTTAAATAACCGATAACCCAAACGTGAAGGCATACTCAAAGTATTTACAACCAATTCAACTGTGCAGGGCGGGGGTGTCCAAGCACCTTCGCCCAACTAGGGGGATCAAATGAGACAACGTGTAGCAAACGATCTTATAGAGGACATAAATGACATGCTTTTTGTCAAGCCGAAACAGCTACACAAGACATCTTATCTGCACTGTAGTCGTGACAAGCATTATGTTAATCATGGAGTATGTGAGACTTGCAAGAAAGCTAAATCAAAAAAAGGTTGTGCGGACTATAACGAATATTTATATAAAGGGGAGGGGCTATGAAAACTATTGAAATGAAAATTGAATGCCAATCTTGCAAAGGTACTGGATTATATTGCGGCATTGCTGAAGGAGAAGGAACCGCAGTTATTTGCAATAAATGTAATGGTTCCGGCGCATATAATTATAAGTTTAAATACAACGACTTTACAGGTAGGAACAAAACAAAAAGCGTAAAGCGTGTGTACCTTAATGGAACTCAATATAAAATTGGGTTGGGCATCATTAATTATAGTGGAGTCGGCAAGGTTAATATGGACAAAGAGGGCGTATCATACGATGATTTTTTCAGCGGCGCAATGCCCTCACATATCAAGCAGCTAGGCTGCCCAATGATGGCAGACCAGGGGGCATGCCACAAGATTAATGGTTTTACAGATATGTGTAACGATCTTAACGGTGGATGGCTTGACTTAATAACATCATGTAAAAACAAGTGTAACGCGTCACAATGTTGGGAGCGTTTTGAGATCGGGAGTAAATCATTATGAACAAATTCGACATACCGATAATTTCTTATGTAATATTTTTCTTTCTACGCTGCTGTATGCTGGTGCTTGTCAACAGTGCTTTTATAGAGCCGAGATATTCGATGGATTTAACACGCACTCATACAGCGCAGGAAAGGACGGTGGTGGAATGATATTAACAGACAAACAAAGAGCTGAATTTCTAGAACTATCAAGACCAATGATGGAATGGCTTAATAATAATTTTCATCCGCACGTTGATGTTATTATAAGTCCCGTAGACGCAAGGCTTCTTGAGGGTGTTTCATCGACCGGGCATATATATGATTATGTCAAAGACTAGAAAGGAAACCACATGAGTGATTATTACCTAGACCGTATAGTTTTAGATTTCGTAGATGAACAACCTTATTATACTTGTTCATGCGGCGGGTGGAAAACTCAATACCCGCAAAATTATAATGTGTGCCCGTACTGCGGCGCACCGGTTGAAACTGAAGAAGCATAATAATAATTTGAAAGGGGAACGATCATGGGTGAAGAAAAAATTATAGACGCTGTTGAGGTAAGAGAACAAAGCAACCTTTCTATTGCAGACGATAGCTTGTTGCAAGTTGCAATGCGGGCAGAAGAACGTATTGATGCTGTTGTTAAGATCAAAAACATGGCGCTCAAGGTGACAAACTCCGGCGACTGGGTAGACCAGAACGGCAAGCCGTATCTTCAGGTCAGTGGATCTGAAAAGATCGCTAACCTGTTTAGTGTTTCATGGACAATTGGCGAACCAACATGCGAATTTGAAGATAGTGGACATTTCACATATACATATAAGGGGCGGTTTTCAATCCCCGGCAGGAGTATCGAAGTAACCGGGAGCCGGTCAAGCAAAGACCCGTTTTTTAAGAGATATGAATATATTAATAATGTCAAAACAGAAAAGCCCATCTCTGAAATTGACAAGCGTGATGTGAAAATGGCGGCAATGACAAACCTGCTTGGAAACGGTATCACGCGCCTGCTTGGAATTCGAAACCTCACCTATGCTGACTTAGAAGAATTTGCCGGTATACTAAAAAGCCAACTTGGAAAGGTAGAATATAAAAAGAAAGCTAAGTCTCAAACCCAGCAGGAACAGCCGGACCCGCAGGCCAAAACAAAAGAGCAAAGTTCTGGTGATCAAGAAAAAACAACATACCCGCCTTCTGGTAAAAAGATAACAACAGGGCAAGTTGGCCTGATTCAAGCACGATGCGCGGCAACCGGGCATAAAGAAGAAGCTCTGAAAACCATCAAGGATTTTTACAAGGTTGAAAGCACAAAAGACCTTTTGATGGATGATATGAACACAATCCTTGACATGATCGGCGCTGGTCAAAATGACTGAATTTATTTTCAAAGAGCTTGAGCATGAGTATTGGGTTGATGGAGTTCGGTGGCCTTCGGTCACTGAGTTTCTGTCACCGCTGAATGATTTTTC